TGGTTCAGGTTTCCTCAAACGTGGTTTTATGGTTTTAGTAATTTTTGCCACGGTAGTTATAGACCTGTTAAATCATCAATGTGTGCAATCAGGGGGAGGGGCACGACCTCCCCCATAACACTTGAAATTTTTTAGAAAATATCTTATAATGCGGCTAACAAAGGCGGTATTATGCCATTACGTTTACCTGATAGCCCAATTAGATCTATCAATCGTTGCTTTAAATGTAACAACTTATCTATTGAATTTTGGAATCCAAAGCACAATCGCAGCTATACTGTTGAGGAATGGTTGACTATTTGTGAGGAGGGTAAAGAATCTTTACGCAAGATTCTCAGACCCATTGTTGAAGATCCTAAGTGGTTCTTCGATTAAACTCCACACATACCTTCACAGACATTATCAAACATATCGTATTGTTCTTTTTTTGGTTTGAACTTTACCTGGTCGAGTGGTTGTGCTGATCGGTGCAAGAACAAAGCGTCTTTTACATTCCGTGATCCATTCCTAATCTTCTTATCGAAGTCTACAGCGTCCGCAAATTCTTCCGGGCGATTGTCTTTCATGTCTTGCCAATGCGCATCATCATGGAAAGGGCAGCAGATACACGCTGACTTGGTAGGTTTTCTATGCCCACGCTTCTCAAACCAATCTTGGCATTGTCTTCTATTAATATTTAACTCGAGTAAAGGCCAACGATTGATGATGTACTTGTCTCTTGCAGGTTTCATTCTTGCGATCTCATCTGTTGAGATTCCTATCCATTGCTCCACCCATACATTTTTCTTGACGTGTTTATAATACCCCACGCCTAATAGCTCACGGATCTTCTTTCTAATTGGTTGAATCTTGTAGTCATTTGTGCATTGACGCATCAACATTCCCTTCTTTCCTGTCTCTGCGTTGACTGTAAAGAACGGAGCTGTTGGGAATCTTGTCCCATTGTCCACGGAATTGACCATATCATCACGGATGTTTCCCTTCATCACTCGGTATACTGGGAAAGGTAATTGCTTTTCTAACCAATCTAAATACTCATAGACTCCAGGAGGTTCATAACCTGTATCGGCAAAAATGGCACAATCAGGCATCGGTTGGATATGTCCCTCTGCTGCCATCAGTGCCATGGTTGATGATTGAACCCCAGCTCCAAGTGATAAAATTACAAGCTTAGGTGTCTTGTCATGTTCTGGTCTTAAAGTGCCAAAGTACTTATCATTTTTTAGATCCAAAGTATCTCTCTCCTGCTATAAAAATCATTAGTGCTATAAAAACTAGGGCTAAGAGTATTAGTCCTAGTAAAATGTTAGTTATCATCTGACTCTGCTTTAATTACATCATCAAAATACTTGATTGCCTTACCATTGTCAGTAAAAATCTCTCCGTCTTCTACCTGGAGTAGTTGCCACTGGCCTTTTATTTTAACGACAATTGTCTTAGTTAGTACAGATATTTTCATTATACTCCTCTGTTAATTTCAAATTCATACTGCTGATCTACCTCTTCGTTATCAGGTTCAGATGTTGATGCTATCTCTATCGCTGTGTCTTCATCCTGACATTGAATAGTCCATGTTGATATAACTCTACTTGCTTGAACTACTGTAAAGACTGGTAGTTCTCGCTCTTTTTCTTGATGCTCCAAGGCCCACGCTCCTGTCTTACTCATCTTTCTCTCCTTTTAATGTTTGATCAAGTTTATCTAATGCTTCCTTTATTTCCCTTCTTTCAAAGTCAAGTTCTTTTTTTCTTTTCTTAACAGACAAGTTAAGTAATTGAATGCGCTTAAACATAGCATTACGGTCATCATCACTTTCTTGTATAAAGGATATAAGTTTTTTAAGATCACGGTGAAATCTACTGCTTTCATGTATTCTATTTATGGATTCTTTGTACTTATTGTGCAAGAATCTTTTTGTATGATAAGCTTTCTTACCCTTTTTTGATTGTAAAAGATCAAGTTTATCAAGATCAATTTTATGCATTGTATTCTCCTATGCTGATAATTGAAATAAGGCCTCTGGCTCATTCCATCTGCTGTAAAAATCAACTCTTCTATTTTTTAATTGGCCATAGTTCATGACATCTTGAATTCTTTTCAAGTAGTCACCAACACTGCTACAATCATACAATTTGTCTCGCACTTTTTCTAAATTAGATATGAATCTTTTGTGATTATATAAAGGATCATTCATCACACGAATCATTGCTTGAACAAAAGCACGTCTTTTAAAGTTGTGATAGTAGGGTTCAATATCATAGATTTGTTTTGCGAATTTTTTTCCTTTTTCTAAAGTTTCAATGCGAAGTTCTCCTTGAATAAATTTATCACGGATCACGGATCTTCCTCGAAGGCCCTTGGTTCTACAAAATAAAAACAAGGTACTCCACATATCAAATGCATACCTTTTTTGTAGTGATTCATAGATAAGATACTCCTGGTAGCCTTGTTTAACATAAAGCTTTAACCAATCTTCCATTTTCCACTGTCTTCTAGCTGCATTAAGTCCGATTAAAGCATTAACGGTAGCCTTCTTTGATCTAGCTTTTGGGTCAATAACAAAATAAAAAGGAAGATCTAGTTCTTTTGCTACTGTTAATCTTGTTTGACCATCAATGAGTTCTCCTCGATGGTTCACGGTTCCCGGTGACATAAGCCAACCATGTTTTTCTATTGATTTTCTTAGAGATTCTAACCCTTTTATATCTCTGTTTTCTTCTATGAAACTAAATTGTTCATAATTTGTAGTGGAATACACATACCCAGCTACTTTTGAGTCATTTTCAAAGTTCATATTACTCTCCTTTTGATTAATTACTAATATAGTAATTATCCCATACAAATACAAGTGTCAAATAAAAAACCCCTACACTGGTTTAATCAGTATAGGGGAGGGAGTGAATAAGACACTATCTATACAGTTTAAAATTTATTATGCAATGAAACAGTATAGTTTTTTTTTATACTAAATTTATAATTAACATTAGTAAAAGTAGGTGTAGCGGTGTAGCGGTGTAGCGGTGTGTAAATAATATATATATATTAATAATTTAATCTGTTTTGAACCGCTACGTGATCGCTACTTTTGGAAAAGTGGTGTAGCGGTGTTTTCCTAGTTTTCTGCCAAAAAACTTTTTTTCTGTTGTTAAAAACACCTCTAAAAACACCTCTTTTTTACCTTGATTTTACCATGAACAAATGTAGAACGATGTAGCGCTTGAGTAAATATCCCATATGTATTATATAAAACAATAATGAATATAGATAAATTAAGAGACAAATTAACACCAAAACAAATTAAGTTTTGCTTATTATTTGTTCAAGAAGGCGATACAAAAACAGCTTCTCAATGTGCAATAGAAGCTGGATACTCAGAGAATAGGGCAAAGCAAGAAGCTTCGGAACTTAGACGTCATCCAGGCTGTATGGAATACATAAGAGAACTTCGCAACCAAGAGGAAAAGAAATACGAGGTTAATCTTCACAAACATTTAAAAAGATTACATCAATTAAGTGTAGGTGCTGAGGAGAAGGGCAATTGGAATGCTGCCGTTACGGCTGAGAAGTCTAGAGGTCAAGTAGCAGGTTTATATATTGATCGCAAAGAGATTATGCATGGTAGTATTGACCAATTGAATCGTGAAGAAGTTGATAAATTATTAAGTGATATGGACAAGAGATTGTCCGTTGAAGGGAGCTTTGAAGAGATAGATGACAACAAAACCAGAGAGCCGATTTTGGAAAAGGATCAAGGATAAGTTTACAAAAATAACCTTAACAAGAATTGAAGCTGTTACTCCTCTAGGACTTCCAGATGTGCTTGCTGTTTATAAGCTCATAGATGAGCGTAGAGGACAGTTTTGGATCGAGCTTAAGGTTACAAAGGGTAATCAAATAGGGCTATCCAGTGGTCAAATATCATGGCATATGAGCCATAATACGAACGGTGGAACTTCGTTTATCATGGCTACCCCCCTCGGAGGGAGAGGCATGTCCATATATTCTGGAGCTAGAGCCTTGAGCCTAGCAAAAGAAGGCTTGCGCCTTGAACCGTGCGCCTTGATCCTTGATCCTTGTGACCTTGAACCCTGGTTCCTGAACCATGTGCCTTGCGC